TCAAAAGTTTTGATATAATTATAAGGAATTACATCTACTGTACCATCACAAATAGGGGTACAAGTATCTAAAATTGTAACAAGTGGATTAACTCGGTTAACTACTTGTTTTAAATTAGTCAAAAAGCTGGTATCTTTTTTCAACATTTCGTGATTACCTGTATAAATATAAGTAGTAATCACACAGTTGCTAACAAAATCAAAAAATACTTCTAGCTCCGGCATACTAGGCAGTTTGTCAAAAACATCGCCACCTACTACAAATACATCAGCTAAACTTTGATGTGCTTGTAACTGTTTCCATAATAGATTATATCTATTAAGACTCCAGTCAATCGGAACATTTTTTTGACCTAATTTAATATGAACGTCTGCGGTGAATAATAATTTCATATTAGTAGAGGCAAGAAAGCCCTGCTGCTTTTAAGGCAACAGGGCTTTGTTTAGTAGTACTTAGCCTAGCTCTTTTACAGCTTCGGCTTCGGCAGAATCTTCGACAGAATCTTGATCTTGTGCCTCCACGATTTTGTTAAGCAGTGCTAAAACTTCGTCGGCTTGGGGTCGAGGAAATTTTTCGTCAATAGACTTAGCAGCATCTGCCATAGTGCGTTCTTCATCAGTGAGCTTGCGAGGCTTACAACGCAGTACTTGCAGTTGATATTCAACGTTGAAGGGAAGCGGGCCAGTTTTGACTCGCTTAAATACTACATCCCAACCAGTATCATAATCAGTAGGATCGCCCAAATCTTCTGCTGCGGTAACAATTTGTTCAAACAGTTTCTTTTTCAGGTTCAGGGCTACTACTTTTTGATTCTTAATGTCGATGCAGTTTACCGAGTAACTCCAGTTGCACTTAACATCTGGAAAAAATTCTGGTACATGATCGGTTTCGACGTTATCGAACTTTTCTTTTTCACGATTAAATGCGAGGCACTCAACCGGAATATCTTTATTATTACTACCTTTGAGCCAGTAGATATAGCGTGGAAGAACACCGCCAATCAGTCTAACAGAATTTTCTCCGTCTTTGTACTCATAAGACTCAACTTTGCTAGATTGTGCTTTGCCTTTGGTTTGCTTAAATGAGAGTGCCACTTTTATCCTCGTATTTGAAATACAGTTTGTGTTCTTTGATTTTTAATAATGGGTTGTATTTAATTGCAGAAATATTTAAGTCTGGGAAAAAGCTCAGATCTAAGTAACTTATGCCGTAATTTTTATATAAAAAATAATCTCGTCTAGCGGCTAATTTTAGATACTGCACTTTATAGACTGTATCAGTTAATTTGTCTTTAAAGAAATCTTGAGGATTTACAATAAAATTTATACCCTTAAGCGACTTTTTAAGTGGTTTATACTTTTGGTAAGCTGTTTTAGGTATGGTCTGCTTAGTGAACCAATAATATAACGCTATTAAAAAGTACTCAGGGTCATCTTTAGTTTCTGCTTCTAAAACTTGTAAGTTGAAAAACAACATAACTTCTCAACCTTAAGTAATATTATATCAGAGTTGGCTTGCGGTGACAAGTTAAAATTTTATACGGTAATAACTTCCCAGCCTTTTCGTAAGTATAATCCAAGCCTATCATTATTTTGCTTTCTATCGGTATATCCAGCAAATTGAATGTCAAGCACTTCCGGAGGATTTTTCTTATCTGGGTGTTGTCGCTGAATACGCCCAATAATTTGTTCTAGTAGTGCATCATTACTTCCAATAGGCGAAGCTAATATTACACTACTTAAGATGTTAATTGAAATGCCTTCTGAAAAGATTTGCCGGCTTCCAACAACACACATTTTTTCTTTGTTGAGTAGTTGTTTCTTGGCTTTTTCTCTAGCCTCATAATCTGTGTCGCCAGTAACCAGCACACACGTTTCTCCAACATATTCAGCTACCTGTTTTAAAAATTCAACTCTGTCAGCCATAACTAATACACTATGACCAGCTACTACTTGAGCTAATGCTGCAGCGGCTATAAATCTTATGTATTCGTCATTTGTTAATAGTTCGGTTACTCGTTCTGCCCAAGGCAAGTTTGGGTTTAGTCTATGCGTAGTTTTTAATAGTTTTACTACCGGAGTTAGTGTATCGCTTTGTGGCGGTTGATATATCTTAGTACCAAAGTAGTCAGGAAACATTTTATGTTTTCCGTCTTTACGAATCATAGTGCCACTTAGTGCAATACGATAGCGAGCATAACTACTGTCTACAAACTCAGTAAACATTGTTGCTGGACAATGATGTGCTTCGTCTAAGATAATAGTGCCGAACTCTTTTGATAACTCAGTTTTATACTTACGTAGGCTTTGAATATTGCCTACCACTATAAAGTGATCTTCAATATCAAATTCACCACTACCAATTACACCAGGACTAATTCCATACAGCTCAGTGCACTCAGTAAACCACTGATCGCG